CATGAGCTATATCCTGAAACTATTGTTGCAGACGATCAAAAGGCTGCTGGAAAGTGGAGTACTAGTGTTGGTGGCCAGTATTATGCTGCTGGCGTGGGTGGTGCTCTGGCTGGGCGTGGTGCTGATTTATTCGTTATCGACGACCCTCACTCAGAACAAGACGTTAAAGCGAATAGCCGATTGGCGTTCGACACGGCGTGGTCGTGGTTTCAAACCGGCCCCCTCCAACGATTGATGCCGGGCGGCGCGATCATTGTCATCATGACGCGCTGGGGTAAGCTGGACTTGACCGGACGGCTGATCGACTACCAAGTCAAAAACCCTGACTCCCCCACATGGGAGATCGTGGAGCTGCCAGCCATCCTGCACGAAGATACGGACAACGAGAAGTCGCTCTGGCCGGAGCAGTGGCCGCTGGAGTCTTTGAAGAGCGCCAAGTCCTCAATGGATCCCAAGTACTGGAACGCCCAGTACATGCAGCAGCCGACCAGTGACACAGCGGCTATCATCTCCAGAAAGAGCTGGCGCGTCTGGGAAAGTGAGAACCCACCCTCTTGTGAGTTCATTGTCCAGAGCTGGGACACGGCGCACGAGACAAAGACCACATCCGACTATTCCGCCTGTACAACGTGGGGCGTGTTCTACAACGAGGAAGAGAACAGCCAAGCGCAGGTCATTTTGTTGGACGCGTTCAAAGAGCGTATGCAGTTCCCAGAACTCAAAGCCGTGGCACTGAAACACTACAAAGAGTGGGAGCCTGATGCGTTCATCGTGGAGAAGAAGGCCGCTGGTGGGCCATTGATCCAAGAGCTGCGCAACATGGGCATCCCTGTACAAGAATTTACACCGAGCCGTGGAAACGATAAGATGGTGCGTCTGAACGCCATTGCGGACATGTTTTCATCCGGCGTGGTGTGGGCACCAGACACACGCTGGGCACGAGAGGTCATTGAAGAAGTTGCGTCTTTCCCAAACGGAGACAACGACGACTACGTGGACACGACCTCCCAAGCACTGCTTCGAGTCAGACAAGGCGGCTTCATCAGAGTTGACATGGATGAGCCAGAAGAACCCCAATTTTTCAAGCGCCGGACTGCGGCGTACTATTAAGGATAGATGATGGCCACCAATATAGATAAAGCTCTGTTCCAACAACCCCAAGGCATAGAGTCGCTTGCCCAAGATGAGGAGCCGATTGAAATTGAGATCATTGATCCCGAAGCGGTAAACATCCATGCAGGGGATCTGGACATCAGCATCATGCCCGGAGAAGACGACGAGTTCAACGAGAACTTGGCCGACACCCTCCCCGAAGATGAGATCATGGAAATGGCTTCCGACTTGGCCGGAGACATTGAGCAGGATAAGAATTCACGCAAGGACTGGGAGAAGGCGTACACGGAAGGACTCAAGCTCCTTGGCCTCCAGTATGAGGAACGCACGGAGCCGTGGAACGGTGCGTCGGGCGTGTTCCATCCCATGATTACAGAAGCCGTGGTGCGCTTCCAGAGTGAGACCATCACCGAGACATTCCCCGCGCAAGGGCCGGTGCGTACAAAAATTCTGGGCAAGGAAACGCCTGAGAAACAAGAAGCGTCTGTTCGTGTTGAAGAAGACATGAACTATGAGCTGACAGAAGTCATGCGCGAGTTCCGCCCCGAGCATGAGCGTATGTTGTGGAGCCTCCCGGCTACAGGTTCAGCGTTCAAGAAGGTGTACTACGACCCGAACATTGGCCGTCAGATTTCAATATTTGTACCAGCAGAAGACATCATCCTGCCGTACGGCACATCAGATTTGGACACTTGCTACCGCCTGACTCACGTCATGCGCAAGACCAAGAACGAGATCATCAAGCTCCAGCAAGCTGGCTTCTACCGCGACATTGAGTTGCCTGACCCCAGCAGAGAACAAGATAACGTCAAGAAGGCCAAGGACAAAGAGACTGGCTTCTCTGACTTGAACGACGACAGATACACACTGTATGAGTGCCACGTTGACTTGGTGCTCAAGGGTGATGAAGACATGGGTGACGACGGCGAGCCGACAGGAATCACAAGGCCATACGTAGTTACCCTAATCAAAGGCTCGAACGATGTTCTGGCCATCCGTAGAAACTGGGAACAGGACGATCCACTTGAACTCAAACGACAACACTTTGTTCATTACCAATACATCCCGGGTTTTGGAGCTTACGGCTTCGGCCTTTTCCATCTCATTGGAGGATATGCCAAATCAGCCACCAGCCTCATGCGACAGCTTATTGATGCTGGCACGCTGTCTAACCTACCCGGAGGTCTTAAATCTCGCGGCATGCGCATCAAGGGAGACGACACCCCAATCGCCCCCGGAGAATGGCGCGACGTAGATATTGGCTCTGGCGCACTGCGCGACAGTATCCTGCCCCTGCCGTATAAAGAACCAAGCATGGTCTTGTCTGGGTTGATGGACAAGATCGTGGAGGAAGGCCGCAGGTTTGCAGCCACTGCTGACATGAAGGTGTCAGACATGTCTGCCCAAGCCCCTGTGGGTACGACACTGGCTCTCTTGGAGCGCCAGCTCAAGGTTATGTCAGCGGTTCAAGCCCGTCTGCACTACACATTCAAACAAGAGCTGCGTTTGTTGGCCGCGATCATCCGCGACTACACAGACCCAACGTATGACTATGACCCGATTGATGCCCCACGCAGGGCCAAGAAGGAAGACTACGACCACGTAGACATCATCCCCGTGAGCGATCCAAACGCAGCGACCATGAGTCAACGCGTTGTGCAGTACCAAGCTGTGATCCAGATGGCGCAGATGGCTCCAGATATTTACGACTTGCCACAGTTGCACAGGCAGATGCTGGCGGTACTGGGTATCAAGGATGCCGACAAGCTCGTGCCGTTGCCTGACGACCAGAAACCAAAAGACCCTGTGGCTGAGAACATGGCTGCATTGCGTTTGGAGCCACTCAAGGCGTTCTTCTACCAAGACCATGAGTCACATATCAAAGTGCACATGATGGCAATGCAAGACCCAATCGTCATGGAGTTGATTGGCCAGAACCCGAAGGCTCCACAGATTCAAGCGGCAATGATGGCGCACGTTGCTGAGCACGTTGGCTTTGCCTACCGCCAGAAGATTGAGCAGCAGCTTGGTATGCCATTGCCTCCAGAAGATGAGAAGCTGCCGCCTGAGATGGAAGTCCAGTTGTCGGGCATGATGGCTCAGGCCGCACAACAAGTGCTCCAGCAAAGTCAAGCACAGAAAGCTCAACAGCAAGCTCAGCAGCAACAGCAAGACCCGCTTATCCAGATGCAACAACAAGAGTTGCAGATCAAGCAACAGGAGTTGGCACTGCGCCAGCAAGAGGTTCAAGGTAAGTTGGAGCTTGAGAACAAACGCCTAGAGGTGGATGCCATGCACAAAGCAGGGCAGCTACAGCAGCAAAAGGCAACAGCAAACATCAACGCACTTGCAAAAACTGGGGAAATCAAAACCAAGCGCGAGCAAATGCAGATGCAACAACGACTCAACCAACAAAAGGAGAAGCCAACTAAATGATTTCCGAATTCGCACGCGTATTGCGCGAAAAATTACGCGCTGACATGAACAACTACGCAGATGACTGCGCTGGTGGGGCATGTCGCAATTTCGACGAGTATCAAAAACTTTGCGGGACTATTCAGGGTCTAGCCATCGCAGAGCGCCATCTTCTTGACCTTGCTGAGAAAGTAGAAAAAGCCAATGAGTGAAATCACGCTTGAACCGGGGCAATTTGCCCTGCCGGAAATCCAACCCGTTGATGCACCCGCATCAGATGCAACAAACGAAGAGAAAGCCACGATGCTTCCGACCCCAACGGGCTGGAAACTGTTGTGTGCTGTACCTGACATATCTGAAAAGATTGATGGTACGGAGCTTGATCTTATAAAAGCCACATCTACTTTGCGACAAGAAGAACACGCCACAACGGTTCTGTTTGTTGTCGATGTTGGCCCCGACGCGTACAAAGACCCAACCAAGTTCCCCGCAGGCGCGTGGTGCAAGAAAGGTGACTTTGTTCTCGTTCGTACCTATTCCGGTACGCGATTCAAAATTTTTGGAAAAGAGTTCCGGCTCATCAATGATGACCAAGTGGACGCTGTTGTGCAAGACCCTCGTGGGCTAACCCGCGCTTAAAGGAGCAAATATGGCAGAGCAATATAAGTTCCCCGACGAACTTGATGACAACAAAAATCAAAAGGTGGACATCCACACCGACGACGATGTTGAAATTGAAATCGTTGATGACACCCCTGCAAATGACAGGTTCAGTCCCAAACTTGATCGGGAAGTAGAAGACCCGACAGAGGAAGAGATTGATTCGTACGGCAAGAAAGTTCAAGATCGCATCAAAGAACTGACCCATGCCCGTCATGACGAGCGTCGTGCCAAAGAAGCCCTTTTGCGCGAGAAGCAAGAGCTTGAGCGTGTTGCACAGCACATGGTGGAAGAAAACAAGCGTCTTAAACAATACGTGAGTTCCGGTACAGAACAGTACACGACGATGGCCAAGAACGCAGCCGAAGCGGAATTGGACAAAGCGCGGCAACAATACAAGGCGGCACAAGAGTCTTTTGACACCGATGCCATCCTTGCCGCACAGGAAAGTCTGTTTGAAGCTAAATTAAAGTTGCAAAATGCACAAAATTTTCGTCCACCCGCTTTACAAGACGAAAATTTTGAGGTACAACCGCGACAACAAGCACCCGAACCGGTGCGAGCTGACGAAAAAACCTTGCGCTGGCAAGCAAAGAACCAGTGGTTTGGCTCAGACGGATTCGAGGAAGTTACCAGCTTTGCACTAGGGCTGCACCAAAAACTAGTCAACACCGGAGTGGATCCTCGCTCCGATGATTACTTCGAGCAGATTGATGCTCGCGTGAAGTCAAAATTCCCCGAAATTTTCGGTGGCGTTGAAGACAGGCCAAGGTCGGTTGATACTTCCAGTAGAAAACCGGCAGCAGTAGTTGCTCCGGCAACTCGTTCGACTGGAACAAGGAAGATACAGTTAACGCAAACACAAGCTGCGTTAATTAAAAAGTACAACCTTGACCCTAAGAAATATGTTGCTGAAGTTTTAAAATTGGAGAATCAAAATGGCTGAAAACCGCACCCCTCGTGATACTGTGTCACGCGACAAAACACCTGCTCGTTACGTCTATAAACCGTCGAGCGAATTGCCAGATCCAACCCCTGAACCGGGATGGGAGTATCGCTACGTTGCGACTCACGTCTTAGGACAGGCAAACCCGACCAACGTGTCTCGCAAGTTGCGCGATGGCTGGGAACCGGTGAAGGCAGAAGACCATCCTGAGCTTATGCTTCCAAGTAGCGCGAATGGCAATGTGGAAATCGGTGGGTTGATGCTCTGCAAAATCCCAACTGAAAAACTCATGGCCATGAAGGAATACTTTGATGGACAAGCCCAGAATCAGATGGAATCAGTGGACAACCACTTCATGAGAAACAATGACCCGCGTATGCCGTTGTTTGCCGACAAAAAGTCGTCAGTCAGCAGAGGAGGCGGATTTGGTTCAGGTTCTAAATAAACAAGGAGTCCTTAAATGGCTTATCCAGTAGTTGACGCCCCATACGGGCTAAAACCGATCAACTTGATCGGAGGTCAGGTATTTGCGGGTTCTACTCGTAATTATCCGATTACTAACGGTTACAGCACAAACATTTTCTACGGTGATTACGTAGGATTGTCTCGTGGTGAAATCGTCCGTCTGTCTGTGTCTACTGGCACAGCAGGTAACCAAACTGGCATCTTTTTGGGATG